TGGGTCAAACCCTAGTTCATTAGCCACACGCTTGGCTCTGCGCCTAAATGTTGCATCATGCTTAGTCCATGCCTCGGTTACTGTTCCAGCCCTACTCATGTGAATCATTTCATGGCATAGCGTTGTCATAACTGTATAAAGATGACCGCACCTTGCTTCTGAAATAGTCATAATGTGTTCGTATTTGGGATTGCCGTCATCCCAGAGGTATGTGCCCATAGCCTCCATATCTGCATCCACGATGAACATCACAGTTTCGGGTAAAGGCATTTTCCAACGGCAAAAAGGCTCGCAGCATACCATTGCGCTGTACAGATTGCGTATGATTGCTGGCGTTAGTTTCATGCTAAATGTTTAAGTTTTGCGTGAGGTATTACAGTACGAGTATCGGTTGAATGTGCGCCACAAGCCTTACATTGATAACGCTGGTAAGCACCTGTCGTAGTATAACGAAATCCTTTACTAACTAGATGAGGCTTTGAACAAGTGGGACAAACAAACCCATCCCTGTCTTTCATCATAATTGTCTTGTTTAAAGGGGTTTTAATCCAAGGTGTGAGGCGGTTATATAGCTTTTCAAGCAATATCACATCCTGAATATTGTATTCTTCCATTGTTTTCCAGGCTTTTTTATCGCCATTCATACATTTAACCCAAAGAATATGACCTTCATGGTCTTTCTTTTTACCCAATCCCAGGCGTTGAGCCACATAATCTAATTTATTGCTTGGAAACCTAAATTGGCTTTTTACAGTCCGCAAAAGGTCAATTTGCTTAATTGGCGGTGGCGGTGTCATTTTATGAACCAAAAACTCTTTATTCAGAGTCGGTATATCAAACTTTGAGCCGTTGTAATGCACTACCGCATCTGCTTCGCATAGCATGGCATGAACGCCCTCAAGCATCTTTTTGGCATTGTTTCGATGAACTGAATCAAAGTAAACATCCTCTTCGCCTAGCCATTTAGCCGAGTAACACATCGTATATGAAGATTCTAATAACTGGGACAATCCCACATTCTGTTGCCAAATTCCCCAGACATGGGCTAAATTGGGTGAAGTTTCAATGTCAATCAACAGTATCTTCAAGGTTTACCCCTTATAATCAATAAGTTACTGAATACTAACCTATCTATATGTCATTTGCTGTCAAAAAAACCGATAAAAATCAAGCGAATGTTGTAAAAGCACTACGAGATTATGGTGCTGATGTTTATTCTTTGCATACCGTAGGTGGTGGCATCCCAGATTTACTGGTTTTGTTTGATGACCAAACTATTTTGATGGAAGTCAAAGATGGCGCAGACAAGAAACTAACACCCCTACAAATCAAGCTATTTGCCAACTGGAAAGGTGGGCATTTGTATCGGGTAAATTCTGTGCAAGAAGCTATTGAAGTGTTAAAATCCGTTGAACAGGAGAAATAATCATGCCTTTAGACAAATCTGGTAGCGCCAAAAGCGTAGGTAAGAACATTAAAGCTGAAGAAGCCGCAGGAAAGCCACGCAAACAAGCTGTGGCAATCGCCCTAAATGTTGAACGAGATAACGCTAAAGGCAAGCGCAAAGCCAAGCTAGAAGAAGCCTACGGTAAGGTATTGGGCAAAAAAGAAGCCCACCACAAAGATGCCGTAGAAATGTCAATGAAAAAGCACATGAAAGGCTAATATGGCTAACTGGATTGCTGGCGCTATCAAGCATAAAGGCGCATTAAAGAAAGAATTAGGCGTTAAAGAGGGCAAAAAAATCCCTAAGAAAAAGCTAGAAGAAGCCACCAAAGCCAAAGGCAAAGAAGGCCGTAGAGCTAGATTGGCAATGGAACTAGAAAAGTTCAATAAATGAGTCGGCAAAGACCGCCAAAAAACTTCGCAGAAAACACATTGAAGAAGCTATGAAGGATATGTAATGGAACACATGAACCGCAAATACAAAAAAGAGGATGCTATGTTGCGCCCTCATACCGAATCTACTTTAGAGAAGAACCAAGCCAAGCGTAGAAAAGACAAACCAGAGCCAGAAATGGAAGCAGGTAAAGGCAATATTCTTATTGAGAAAGAGAATAAGCGAGCCAAGCGCAGAGAAATGCTTGATAAAGCGATGACTGCTGCGATGAAAAAAGAAGGCAAAGACCCATATTGATATGGCTACGCTGGCTGATGCGTTAAGAGGTTATGTACCGCCCACAGACTCACCAATGAGTGATGTGGTAACGAACTACGCCAGTAATATTATTCCTCAAGCCCAACAAAATTTACAAAAACAAACAAATAATATTCAAAATGCTTTAACGATGACCCCCGATTACCATATTCAAGTTGGCAATCAACAAGCATTTAATAAATTTATGAATCAAGTTCCCAATCAAGCGGGAATGATGATTGGCCCAGAATCCAAACTTTGGAATCAAGAAAACGCATTTAAAGCAGCGCAAATGCTTAAAAGCGGTATTCCAGCAGAAGATGTATGGAAAGCCACAGGCACAGCTAAAGGTTTAGAAAACGCATTTAGGCAAGAAATTTCTGATGAGCCAGCATTGCTTAAGGGAATTGGAAATTTTGGTGAAATTTACGAACATAGAAAAGCTATGCATGGCGTTACAACGCCAACAGTTGAAGAAGTAATGCGTCACCCAGAATTATTTGAAGCATATCCTCAATTAAAAGGTATTCAAGTACAACTTTTGCCAGAAACAAGCAAAACAAATGCTTCATATTCGCCAGTAGAAGGAATAATTAGGGTAAACCCTAAATTAACTTCTGAAAAGGCATTATCCTCTATGTTGCATGAATTACAACATGGTATTCAAGAAACTGAAGGATGGAATAAAGGCGCAGATGCCAACACCATTTTAAAAAATTATCAACAACAATTAGATGATGTTGATACAAGACTTACCGAAGCAAATCGAAAATTAAAAAATGCTTCTGGTACACCAGAGTACGAATCTTTGATAAAAATTAGAGACGAAATTAGCAAAGAATATAGAAATTTGACTGGTTCTGACATTCTTGGCATTTATGGTAAAGCGATGGATGAATATAAAGCACATGGTGGAGAAGCAGAGGCTAGATTAACTCAAAGACGCCAAAAATTAACACCAGAGCAAAGAGCTGAAATTTATCCTTTTTCTATGGGAAAAAATGCTTTAGATATTAATCCTGACAATGCAATTATTAAAATGGAACATAACAGTCCTACAATTACTCGTAGGGAAATGTTAGAAAAACTTTTGTCAAAAGATTGATATACTAAAACCCTTACAAATCAATTACTTGACAATGTATGGACAATAAAGTGTCGAAATCTGTAGAAAAGAACTTAAATAGGGCTGGAAGAAAGCCAGGAGTGCCTAATAAAGCCACTCAGGAGGCTCGTGAAGTCGTTAAAGCTATTCTTGATAGCAACCTACCTTATATTCAATCGTGGATTCAAAGCACCGCAGAAGGCATCTTTGACGATAAGACTGGAAAGTGGATTGTTCAGCCTAATCCTGCAAAGGCTTGTGAAATTGTTCAGAATCTAGTTGAATACTCTGTGCCTAAACTTGCAAGGACTGAAGTAGTGGGTGATGAGAAAGCTCCTCAACGCTTGGTGGTGTCTTGGAAGAAATAGTCCAAAAGGTAGAACTAGACTACCAACCTCGAAGCGTATTTCTAGATTTCCACGATAGAACTCAGCGTTGGGCTGTGATTGTCGCCCACCGTAGATGCGGTAAAACTGTCTCTTGCATCAATGATTTAATCTATAAAGCACTAATTGAGGGCAAAGAAGATGGTCGCTATGCCTATGTTGCACCATATTACAGCCAAGCAAAAAATATCGCATGGGACTACCTGTTAAGGTTTAGTCAGCCAGTATTGGCTAAAGCCAATCAATCTGAACTATGGGTGGAACTAATAAATGGAGCAAGAATTCGTCTCTTTGGCGCTGATAATCCTGATGCTTTACGAGGTCTTTACCTCGATGGGATTGTGTTAGATGAGTATGCAGATATGCGCCCTCGTATTTGGGGTGAGATTATTCGGCCTTTGCTGGCAGACCGACTTGGATGGGCAGTTTTCATTGGAACGCCTAAAGGTCATAATGCCTTCTGGGAGCTATACAACACCGCTTCTAACGACCCAAACTGGTATTGCAAGACCCTAAGGGCTAGTCAGACTGGATTGTTGGCTAAGTCAGAGCTTGATGACGCTGCCAAATCCATGACCCAAGACCAATATCTGCAAGAGTTTGAGTGCGACTTTGAGTCAGCCATCATTGGCGCTTACTACGGTAAAGAAATGCGCCAGCTTACCGATTTGAATAGGATTACCAAGGTCGAGCATGACCCAATGTATAAAGTATTTACAAGCTGGGACTTGGGGTACAGCGATGACACCTCAATCTGGTGGTGGCAAGTCATTCGTGGCGAAGTCAGATTTCTTGAATATCATGGAAGCAATGGTCAGCCTGTCAGTTTCTATACAGGACTCATTCAAAGTAAAGCTGCCGAGTTTGGCTATCAATATGGGCTACATTATCTGCCCCACGATGCAAGAGCAAAAACACTAGCATCTGGCGGAAAGTCAATAATTGAGCAACTTTCTGCTAAAATTCCGTTAGAATCTATGAAAATAGTGCCGAATTTGTCACTTCAAGACGGAATCCAAGCAACTCGTATGTTATTGATGCGGTCTTGGTTTGATAGCGAAAGGTGTAATGATGGAATCGAAAGCCTCAGACAATATCAACGAGAGTATGACGATGATAGAAAGGTTTTTAGAGACAAGCCTCGGCACGATTGGACTAGCCATGCTGCAGACGCATTTAGGATGGCTGCGGTGGCTTGGCGAGAGGAAGAACGAATTATGACCAAGGATGACCCAATTAAAGGGTTATTTGTGGGCGAAACTGATGTAAGTTTGAATGACTTATGGAAACAGCCATCTGTTCCAAATAACCGCAGGATATAAAGATGAGTGAATTGCGAGCAGAAGTATCACATACCTACTCAGATTGGTATGACAAGATTATGGCCTATGAAAGGTCATTTAAACTTTGGGAAGCACGAGTCGATAAGATTCTGAAGAAATATAAAGACGACAGCCGCAATAAAACCAATCCTAATGCTCGCTTTAATATCCTTTGGTCAAATGTCCAGACGATTAGCCCTGCTATCTTTGCTCGCCTACCACGCCCTGATGTAAGCCGTAGATTCAGAGATAACGACCCTATTGGTCGTGTAGCATCAATGATGCTAGAAAGAGCTTTAGAGTTTGAGATTGAGCATTATGGTGACTACCTAGCCGCCATGAAGAACTGCGTTACAGACCGTCTATTGGGTGGTCGTGGAACAGCATGGGTTCGCTACGAGCCACATTTCAGAGCAAAAGCAGAAAAATTGCCTGAGGATGGTTTTGAAATTACCGAAGTAACTGACACCAAGCAAGCCTATGACCCAAGCTATGTCAATGGCGAAGGCGATGTAGGCAAACCTCTTGAGGGCGAGATGCCTGAGGAGAATATGCTTGATGAGCCAGGCGAAGTCGAAGAAGAAATTGAATACGAATGTTGCCCAGTTGATTATGTCCATTGGCGTGATTTCGGTCATACCGTAGCTCGCACATGGGAAGAAGTCACCGCAGTATGGCGCAAGGTTTATATGAACCGCACCGCATTGGTAGAGCGCTTTGGCGAAGAACTCGGTCATCAGATTCCACTTGACACCAAGCCAGAGCAGACAGGTAAGTCATACACTAAGAATGACGACCAAGCCTACCAAGCAATGATTTATGAGATTTGGGATGCTGAGACAGGCAAAGTCCTATGGATTAGCAAATCACTCGGCAAAATCCTTGATGAGCGTGATGACCCATTAGAACTTGAGAACTTCTGGCCTTGCCCAAAACCACTCTACGCTACGATTACTACCGATAGCCTTGAGCCAATCCCTGATTTCACCATCTACCAAGACCAAGCAAGAGAGCTTGACGACCTATGTGACCGTATTGATGGTTTGATTGGTGCGCTAAAGATTCGTGGTTTATACGATGCCAGCGCATCTGAGCTACAGCGCTTGTTCTCCGAAGGTAATGAGTCCAATGTCTTGATTCCTGTCAAGAACTGGATGGCATTTGCTGAGAAACAAGGCTTAAAAGGCGCATTAGACCTTGTTGATATTGCCCCATTTGCCCAAGCATTGATGTCTTGCTATCAAGCGATGGAGCAAGTTAAGGGTCAAATCTACGAATTGATGGGCATTGCCGATATTCAGCGTGGTCAAACCGACCCTAATGAGACTTTGGGCGCACAAATCATCAAATCCAACAACGCTGCTGGTCGCCTAAAGACCATGCAACACGCAGTCGTATCGTTTGCTACCGAATTATTGGCTATCAAATCCCAGATTATCTGCAAACACTTCACCGAAGATACGATTGTTAAGATTTCTGGCGCAATGCAACTATCGGATAACGATAAACAGTTGATTCCACAGGCAATGGCGTTGCTCAAAGACGAAGTCAGTAAGAATTTCCGCATTGAAGTCACCACAGACTCAATGATTTACCAAGATGAAATGCAAGAAAAGCAAGACCGCATGGAGTTCTTGTCATCTATTGGTGGATTTATGGAAAAAGCCATTCCTGCTGCCCAAGCAAGCCCAGAATTAACCCCATTATTGATGGAAATGCTCAAGTTTGCTACAACAGCGTTCAAAGCTGGCAAAGGATTAGAAGGATTGATTGACGAAACAGCCGATAAATTCCGTC